AGCTGTCTAGTTTCATCAACTAGACATGAGTCTTAATACTTTATTTAGACAAATCCATGGATGAACAAATAAACCACCCATGCGCTTAACTAAAAAGAAGAATAGTAAGGTTAAAATTTTTCCTTTACGATTTTTCCGGTTAGCTTTAGCGTGGCTGGTAAAGCTTACGAAAGTAGGCTCTACCGACGCCAAACTTCTGCAACAGGTTCTTAGTAAGATAAGTAAAGTTTATGATACGCGAGGTAAATACCAAGCAATCATCTACTCTAAACATCTTAGAAGCTCTCTGATAAAATTTCTTTCGTCAGATAGCCAAGAGAATAAACATCTTCCAAAAATTCTACGACCTTTTAAACCTGAGTTTTCCGTGCAGCGCAAGAATTACCCGTTAATACGGCTAATTCTTTCCGTGACGTACTCTACTCGGTTTATAAGGACAGAAGGGGCACCATCATTTGATTCTATTGAAGCAAGGCCCGGATATACCGGAGATCCTACTTCGCTAAAATCATATGTGGTTCCTTTTCTTTCGCAGGCTTTTGGGGTTAATAATGCTCATTTAGGAAAGATTCCAAGGCGTTTACGCTTTAGAAAATTTCATATGACTTCAAAAACCGGACCTACGGGGCATCACGCCCTATGGTCTGCTTTTTGGGACATATACAATTTACCTTGTAGCCTACAATTAGAAATTTCTAAAATTGCAGGAAATAAGTTAAATTGTCTAATGAACAAATTTCTCGACCTTTCCATTAAAATTCGGGGTTTCTTCGAATCACGTGCTCCCTCACGGGGCATGGAAATTCGGAGACTTTCCGTTATTAATGATAAGGAAGGGAAAACTAGGGAAGTAGCGATATTAGATTATTATTCACAGTCGGCCTTGCGGCCGCTGCATAATTATCTAATGAAGCTACTCTCTAGAATTAACCAGGATTGCACTCATGATCAAACTAAGTGGTTAAAAAAGTTGACACCAACAAAGGGGTCAAAGTTTCACAGTATAGATTTAACTACTGCTACAGATAGATTTCCTATAGCGATAATTAAACTTTTACTGTCCACGTGGTTTGGCGAGTTATATGCGGACGCTTGGGAATCCATTATGATTAAGTATCCATTTGACTATCAAGGCCGTAAAATATTTTACGGAACTGGTAATCCAATGGGAGCTTACTCATCTTGGGCTTCCTTCGCAGTTGCGCACCACTTCTTTGTATTTGTAGCTTGTAAAAGAGCTAATAAATCTTGGAAGAGGTGCCCTTATTGTTTACTTGGTGACGATATAGTCATTGCTGACGATATTGTAGCTAAGTATTATAAGGATATTCTCACTGAGTGGGATATTCCTTTCAATCCAGATAAAACGCATTCAAGTTCATTGTTATATGAATTTGCAAAGCAATTTATACTGGACGGACGTAATATCTCTCCTTTCCCTGTAGCGGCTCTTTACGAATTAAGAAACGACACATTTTCATGCGTTGCTACTTTAGTTCGTGAGCTCGTCTATAAAGATTGGGACTCAGATATATGGGCATCCGTTAAAGAGTACTTTACTTTAGTTAAAGGTTGGAATTCTAAGAAAGTTAAGAAATTCCTTCCTAAAATAAAGTTAGGTATAGCGATGATGTTTCACCTTCAAGGTGTCTCAGATCTAGGTATTGCTCTTAGAGAATACGTAGCTGAAACCACCGCTCAAAAAGTTAGTTGGAACATTGGCACGCAAAAACTGTTTTCACAGTACATTGCGGGCAATGTTGTGACTGATCTATTTGAGGAAAGTCGAAACAGAATCACTGGTAATAATCCAGAACCATTGGGGGATCTTGCGACCCTCATGGTAATGAGTATTACATCTTTAAAGGATGGAGGGGCGGACTGTTTCGATTTAATCGAATCAGTACCGTTTCTGCAAATATATGGTAGAGCCGAAGAAACTTATTTAAAGTTAATGAAGCCTACCATAGGGGCTCGACTAATTAGAGACGGAAGCGAAATGCGTTCCGCTCTCGAAGTAGTTGATATCCCGCTTTCAGATCGTGATTTCTACGTACGTTCTCGCGAAGTACTAGTTATCAAGGCTCTGAAAGCTTCCAAAAAGATTGTTGAATATCTTACGAAATTTATGAAAGAAAACAATACCTTTCATAAGAATCCGATCCTTCTGGATCGCAGAAGTTTAGCCGCTCTTATCTAAAGAAATTTAGAACGGGCCGGCTACCCCCTAGTTCTTCCTTCCTTAAAGGAGG